AACGATAGCTGTAGGTAAAGTGTTATTCTTAAAAAAGAATATGTATAGAGAAATAGATGGAGATGCACCTTGGTTTGATTGGGCTAAAAGTGAAGTACCAGAGTTATGTGACTTTATAGATCAACTGCCTTTTAAGACAATGAGACAATGTGCATTTGTTCAACCTCCTGGTATAACACCACCACATTATGATGAGCCTATCTATATGACTCCGCATCTAAGAGATAGTGCTCCATCACAGTATAGAATACGTTGGTCAAATGTAACAAAACCAGATGAAGAAATTTTCTATATGTCTAAAGATTCAGGTGCAACTAAAGTTTATCCTGTGTTACCAGAGGAGACTAATACATATGTATATGATGGATCAGTTTGGGAACACGGCACTGATAGAGGCTTTACAATGGATCAACGAGCTTTAATTGTAATGTCTGGTGTTGTTGATATACCTAAACATCAACAACTTCTTAAACTGTCTATGGATAAGTATAAGGATTATGTATTACATGATAGACAATTTAGCACCTTATCTTAAAGTTAATCTAACTATTCCTTTAGCAGATATAAAAGCAGAAGCTGAACATCTAAAAAATATAGGATTATATGCTGAACATAGAAGTGAAGATGCCCAAGGTTGGAATGTTTTTACACTGTTCGGTCAAGGACCTTTTATAACTATTGGTGGTGATTGGGGCGATAAAGAAAAATATCATTGGACAGACCTTGCCGTTAAACATTGCCCTAAAACGGTAGAATGGCTACAAGCACTTCCATATAAAGAAATATATCGTGTTAGATTTATGTTTTTAGAACCTCAAGGGTATATAAAAATTCATAATGATAAAGAACCAGATGAAGAAATAGGTTATACGCAAGTAGATCATGCCATGAATATTGCCATATCTCATCCACAAGATTGTTATATGAGAATGGTATATAAAGATATGTGTCATGATGTTCCATTTGAGGATGGGTCTTCATTCTTTTTTAATAATAGATATTTTCACTATGTTATGAATGAATCACAACAAACAAGAATACATATGATAATACACGCAAAGTGGCAACCTTTAAGTGTAGAATCACCTGAACTAAAATTACAAGATATTGGTTATAAAGATCACACAGATAAAGTTTATAGTAATAACCATTGGAACAATAGAATGGCATTAGATGAAAAAATCCAAGCATATAGCCCAGACTTGTCTGGTTATAGTAAAAAATCTTAGTCCATCCGGAGACTATATTGAATTAGGTATTTGTCGTAATTATACTGATAGTATGATATATGAATTAACTAATAAGGTACCGGAATTGCATATACACTGTGTGGATTCATACGAACAAGCTATGAATCATATAGAAAATTATAACTATGCCTTTGTTACTGTAGAGGGTAGTTTTATAGAATATTATAACCTATCTTTTATACTTGATCGAATGGTTGAAGATGATATAGCATTAATTGGACATGTACTTAACGTTAATGGATATTATGAATTACACGATCAGTCATTTTGCCTAGATGTTAATAAATGGAAATCTTCGAGTAAACCACATATTAGAAAATCTGTTATCAATCAAGCTTATGCAGTGAAAAGAGATCCTAACAACATACATGATGATTATACACCAAGATGGATCAAACCTGATTTACACTTCGAGTCTCCCTATAAAATACCAGTGGATGGTTCTAACTTAGGATCGTTATTAATATCAGAGCTAATAGGTAATAACTATAATATATCTGCCTTTAATGATTTAGAAAGAGCACACAAATATTATCTGTACGGTGGAACAAAGTGGTTTTACTCAGCACTATTTTGGAATCAAAACTATTCATTTTGTAATGAACCGCTTGAGCAAATGATGCAAGAGATACCACAACATCACGAACAATATTGGGGTATAGCATCTCCTTATTATATTTTAGCTATGTCATATGTTAATCCAAAATGTAAACAATGGCACGTGTTTGATAATAGTGATACTCAATTGATATACTGTAAATGGGTATTAGACAAGCTACCTCAATTTAACTTTGATGTACGTGTGACTTTTAAAAAGTTTTTAGAAGAATATCCATGGATTAATAGCAATGAATTTGAATCTGATATTACAAATCCTTACCTTGGAGAAATCATAGATTACATTCAGAGTATTGTTAAACCTTATGATTTAGGAGAGATTATATATATTAAACAAAACATATGGGTTGATCAAGAAGTTAAAATAAAAGATGTCCCAACTCTTGCTTACATATCTAACGTATTTAGATACACGCCAGCAAGCCAATGGTATACTTTATCAAAGCAAAAAGATTCTGAAAATAAGATGATAAATATATTACGGGCAAATAATAACATACATACTATCATTACTGATATGAAAACGGAAATAATACAATGATAAACAGTTCACCGCTCTATAAGAACATAAACGGAAAACCACAAAGTTATAATATACCTGAAGGTAATGTTATACTTATTGGAATACCTGCTGCCTTTTCTCCAACATGTACAGATAAACATTTGCCAGAGTTTGCAGCAAATATTGATAAACTAACAGAACATAAAGTTGTTTTTATATCAGTAGAAACTCCATACACAATGGCTGCATGGAATGAACAGTATGGTCATCCTGATATAGATTGCGTAGCAGATCCCTTAGGTACATTTAGTGAAACACTTTCTGAAATAACAGGTACGTGGGAAGATATTATGGGTAAGACTTGTAAACGATTTGCATATCTAATAAAAGATAATATGGTGGTAAAGAAATTTAATGATCCATGGTTTACAGATATATATGAGGATATAACTAATGAAAATAACTGATCAAATAGTAAATCAATATATTATAGAAGTACCTGAATTAATTGACTGGCTTCCTCCTAGAGAAGAACTTTGGAGCCTAAGAGGTGAATTGCTTGGTGATGATCAGAGATCCTGGGATGGTCAAATATGGTATAGAACAAATGATGACCCTAGGATTCAATCTGCAATTGATATGATTGATAGAGAGTATGTTGATGAAGGAACAGACATTACTCCTTACCTAACAGTAAAGGAAGAGGGTAAGTGGATGAGACCTCACATTGATAATGCTCCAGGTCGAAACGTGGTTTTAATCTACCCTATTGCTCCTCTTGACTATGATATTGTTTATGTTGATAAATGTGAAGCAGGAATGGAAGAATCAGATACAGATTTTTATAGACGACCATATGAAGATGGTCTTGATTATGAATATAAGGAAGTTTTTAGACATCAGTACCGTTGCCCTACTTTCTTAAACACTAAACACCCTCATGCTGTAGAAGAAAGAAGGGAACGTAAGATGCTTTCTTTTAGAGTAAACTTTGGAGATATTAATTGGGAGTTTGATGATGTCGTTAATCACTACAAATCAGGAAAAATGTTTCATACTTGAACTTCCTAAGTTTAGAGTTGATTTTGATATAAAAACTATTGATCTAAACAAACCAGATGATGTGTGGAATGGTGTTCGCAATTATAAGATAGACTTACCAGAATTATCATCTATATCATATGATTATAGAGAACCACCTCAAGCATGGCTAACACACAAACTTCCAGAGTATTATATAAAACCACATATAGATACAGATAGAGATGCTGTATTAATTATACCTATTGACCCTAAACATTATAACATACATTTCTTATCTGATATATCTAATGAGGAATCAATAATATATACACACCAATATAAATGTCCAACAATGCCACATGCAAAGATACCACATTTTATAGATGATATGAATGTAGAAAGATTTTTTATACAAGTATCATTTTACTTTAAAGATTTTAATTGGGAGAGACTTCATGAGAATTTTGCCTTACATTATAGGAGGTAAGAAAAACACAAATCTCAGTTATGAAGAAACTGACTTATGTAATGATGCTTTTCTACAACTACAGGTAGAGAAAGGTACAGATAGATTATCAGACAACTATTCCTTTTCAAATCTAAATTTAGATAGAATGGTAATGTTTAACTTTGTATTTGATAATAACGAACCCGTGTTATGCTCTGGATGTGAGAATATATATCATGGTGTTGTAAGAGTTATGTCTAGGTATTATCATTACAAAGACTTTAGAACAGACGGTACATCTATGTTTGAAAAAGTAGATGACTTTAAAGAGCTTACCTATTGTGTAGATAATCTTGACGTGCCTCTTATAATATGGACACGGGAATTCAGTAAAGGTTTCTTTACTAAACTTAAAAGAGCACGCCCTGATATATTTAAAGAGTGGAATGTATATCCAGATAAGCTACAGATAGGAAGCCCACCTTTAAAGAAAGCAAATAATCTACAGTATGTATTCTATAAAGGTGATATTAACTATCTACGCAACCCACAATAGCATCAGCTTTTTTGCAGATTATTTAAAACAGCATCAACACTATCTTCTGATAAGATTACATTAGCAACAGCAAATAGTGAAGGATCGCATGTTGTAAACACTGTATGAACCTTACAGGTATTTAAAAAATATACTCTGCCATGTTCAAAGTTTACTATTTTCTCATCTAAAATAAAATAAGTGTTTGGTGGATTGCAACCGTATATAGGAAGAAATAATCTAAATGAGCTCAATTCTCTTGTAAATTGATCCCTATGAGGGGGAAACATACCAGTTGCATTCATCTTAATAAAGTGTGTTCTACCTAAATGATTTTCAAAAGGTTTAAATGCATCCTCTACTAAATTCCATAATTCCGTTTTTTTATTAAAATCTGTTTCATCTAAGTTTAAATTATGTTTAATATTATATTCTTTTACAGAGTCTAAATCCGGTATACCAGACATGCCACCATCTAAGCTAGTGATACTTAATCCCCATCTATCAATCTTTTTACGAGGATTGTATTGTATCCAATCATTTTCATATAATTTTAATTGTTTTTCAACTTCACTGGTCCTTATCTTTTGACGTAGCCCATATACATCACCATATCTACTCAAGCATTCATATAACATAATTTTTCCTCGTGTAACATAATTGTAACACTTTTGCTGTATTTACAATTAATTTAAAAAAAGTTAATTTAGTTGTTTACATCTATATCTATATGTGTTATATTAGTTATAGAAACAATAACTAAGGAATTACATTATGTCAAAGATTATTACAGAATTAACTAACTCAATCCGTAACGCAATCGTTAACCCAGAAAATTTAGATATCAATGGTGACATCATCTGGAATTTTATAGATGCTGATGCTTATCACGAATGCTTTAAATTCTATTCAAGTACAGAAGGCTTTTATAAAGACTTTGATAAAATTGCTCTTACAATAAGATCAGAAAATGATACACAAGGTTGTGCAGACTGTGAATGGATTAAAGACGAAACAGACGGTGACATCACTAGATGTGATGAGTGTGCATTATAAAAAAACTTTTAAAAAGGCGATAATAATGCTTTACATCGCCTTTCTTATATGCTATACTACTTATAGAAACAAACAGAAAGAATATATTATGATTATGACATCAACTCAAAAAGCAGACCGTTTAGCTCTTATCAAAAAGATCGGCGACCGTCGCAATAAAATGGCTAAACTTAAAAAAGCATCTGTTAAGCAGGTTAGAACTGTTAATGCTAGACCTGTTGTTCGTAAGACTAATGTAATGCAAGAGCCTGCATATCGTGAGAACATCTACCAATGGACTGACGCATCTAAATATGCTGATCAATACTATGGTGACACAATGCGGGAGACTACAAAATTCGATAACGATTGGGACTAGTCTCAGTTGTTTCGAAAAACCTAACTGCCAATGTACATGGTATTGTTAGGTGGGTATGACCATCTGGTACCGAAGGAAACCCAGGCGTTTGCTACTGACGGGAAAGTAGATAAGGGGAGGGGCACTGCAGAAAGTCCCTCCCACGAAAACTATTTTAACTAGCGTCTCGTACGGAGGGCATTGCCTAAAAGTACACTTCCTTTTTGTTGTTTCTGAGGCGCTACTTTAAATAGTTTGGAGATTTATATGAGTATGCATATGATACAGGGCGTTCAAGTCCATGGTAAATCTAAAAGAAAGAAAGCACCCGGGTGGAAGAAAGCACAAGAGAAGCACGAAGCCTTCTTAAAATCAATGGGTGTGAAGAATAAACCTAAGACGGAGTATCGTACTGAGATACCTGATTATAATACAGGTCCTAGAATGACTTCAGATAAGGTTGCTGGTAATGGTACTAAGAGAGAAGCTAATAAATATACAGGTACTCTTATTAAAGGTATTGCTACTATGCACAAGTCTAATGCTGTTCCTATACTTAATAAGGATCAAGCAATAGAAGTATCAAAGATGGGAAGCTAATGTTTACAATTGAACACGATCATGAATATAATGAAACTGTTGTAACAATTCTTGATACCACCGAAGAGTTTGAGGATGTTACTGTACACTTCACTGCAAACGGTGATGCTTTTATCAGACAATGGGAGGATAATTTAGATAATTTTAATGTAATTGGAATGACTGCGGATATGTACCGCAAACTTATGAAAGCCTGGGAATTACCTCAAGGCGCATACCACTTTAAACAAGGAGAAAATAATGTTGACACGTAATGAAATGATTAGTCAATTGTTAAAAAAAGAATGCCGCGTAATATTTACCAAAGTTAATGGTGAAGAGCGTGATATGACTTGCACACTTATGGCAGAAGCACTTCCAGCCAGAGCAGCTACCTCAGATGAAAAAGCTGAGCACGGAGCGGTCAATGAAGAAACAATTCCAGTTTGGGATGTTAACAAGCAAGCATTTCGGTCCTTCCGTGTAGAGAATGTATTATCATTTACATAATATAAATAATAATTTAAACGGAGGTACTTATATTGTATATTGATGAGAATATGTTGTCACTACTATATGGTGTAGGATGCGCTGTATGCGGATTTTATGTTCATAAGAATTACTTTTCAAAATCACGTGATGAAATTGTTAGTGATACAATTGAGTACCTTTGTGAACAAGGCTTTGTAAAACACAACTGGGACGAAAATGGTGAAATAGTTTTACACCCATATAAAAAATAAATTAAAAAAAGTAAAGAAAACACTTTACATTTGTTTTTATATGTGTTATAATAGTTATACAATCAAACGGAGATATATTATGGCTGTTAAGAAAAAGACTAAGGCGTTACCAAGAGCACGTAAAAAAACTGGTTTTGGTGCTGCACCTGAGAATAACTTTCGCAACTTTAATGAATACATTCGAATGGAAGTAGATAAGAAAGATATTGCATCTCTTATCAAAACTTATATTCGTGCTACGTTTGACAAGCCTACCCAGCGGGTCTATCTTGCTGCACCAGAATATGCTTTTACACCCAAGCACTTTATTGCTTCTACTATTTTGTGGGAGCAAAAAGGGCACGATTTCCCTCCCAATTGGAATGCAAAAGCTGCACTGGAAACATTCTTTGAATATATTACTGTACTAGGTAATAAAGCCTTAACGGCTAAGGAAGAGAATGTTGTAGCAATTAAGCCTCGCAAAACACCAGCTGAAATCATAAAAGAAAAAACATCTGAGTTTATTGGCAGTATTGAGAATATTCTTGATACATACTTTGACGATAAACATGAAGTTCAGATGAAGTATTCTATATATGATGAACTGACTAAAGATGCTTATCCTCAGTCGACAGCTAGTGCAGTTGTTTCTTACTACACACCATTGCGTGATGAACTCAATGAGTTGGTTACAAAAAAGACCCCTGATCTGATTGAGGGTTATGAAAATGTACCAACACGTGCTAGAAAGAAATATCTGGAATTCGTTCAGCACATTATAGATGATGCGCAAAAGTACATCATGAGCAAAAAAGCTACACGTGCACCTCGTAAACCTAGAGTTAAGAGTGCGGATAAACAAGTAGCTAAGATGCAGTTCTTGTTGGAGTCTAAAGAATATAAGATCAAGTCAATACACCCAATGATGGTTGTTGGTGCTATGAGATTGTATACCTTTAACACTAAATATAAACAGCTGACCGAATATGTAAGCCGTAAAGCAACTGGGTTTGAAATCAAGGGCACTTCCTTAAAAGGGTTTGATCTTGAATTATCAAGGATGACAAAGGTAAGAAAACCTTCTGAAGTCCTCCCAGTTGCTTTAGGTAAAACACCTAATCAAATTAATAAGATGTGGGGAACTCTGACTACTAAGACAGAGGTGCCTAACGGAAGACTAAATAAAGAAACAATTATATTAAGGGCTATGGATAAATGAGTGAAGCAGTTTTCTTGAATAAAAGTAAATTCTCTCGTATGGTAGAAACTACCGTATTTGGCAAAAAGTTATCCTATATGGATGCAGTGATAGATGTCTGTGAAGAAACAAACATTGAGCCCGAAGATGTAAAGAAATTTCTCAACGGTGTTATCGTTGAGAAACTAGAGGGAGAGGCTATGAATTTGAACTATCTCCCTAGGCAAAATAGTTTACCTTTTGAAGAATAAAGGGTTTACATTGAGCCGAAAATATAGTATGATATTACAGTAATACTTCAGCAATATAAAACATAAGGAAAATATAAATGTCTTTTGCAAACCTAAAACGTAATCGTGATCAAATCTCAAAACTTATCTCAGCCGCAGATGCAGCTGGCGCCGGTTCAGGTGGTGGTAAGAAAAACTATGGTGATGATCGTGTTTGGAAACCAACGGTGGATAAAGCAGGTAATGGCTATGCTGTACTGCGCTTTCTTCCAGCAACCGAAGGTTCTGAATTACCATGGGTCCGTTATTGGGATCATGGATTCAAAGGGCCAACAGGTCAGTGGTACATAGAAAAATCATTGACTTCAATTGGTCAGCAAGACCCAGTGTCTGAGCACAACTCAGAACTCTGGAACTCGGGTATTGACTCGAATAAAGAAGTAGTTCGTAAACAAAAGCGGCGACTACACTATGTAGTTAATGCAATGGTTGTTTCTGATCCAGCTAATCCTGCTAATGAAGGTAAGATTGTGTTGTATCAGTTCGGTAAGAAAATCTTTGATAAAATCATGGATGTTATGCAGCCACAGTTTGCAGATGAATCACCTATCAACCCATTTGATTTTTGGGAAGGTGCACACTTTAAACTAAAGATTCGTCAAGTAGAAGGTTATCGAAACTATGACAAGTCTGAGTTTGCATCAGCAAGTGCTTTGTCTTCAGATGAGAATGAATTGGAAGAGATTTATGGCAAGTTACATGATCTAACAGAATTCTCTGATCCTAAGAACTATAAATCATATGATGAGTTAAAGGCTAAGTTGAATAAAGTGTTAGGTACTAGCACTATGACAACTCAAGCACGTGAAGAGTTAGAAACAATTTCTGCAGCACCTTCTCCGGTTGCTTCTGAAGCACCTGCCTTTGCGGCAGCTGTGGAGCCAGTAACGGCAGAGGCTATGGAGAGTACAGGTACTGATGACACTATGTCATACTTTGCCCGTCTTGCAGCCGAAGATTAATATTAATTAAATATCTTAAAGGGGCGGGGTTTATTCTCCGCCCTTTTTTTTAGATACCAGCTGGTCCTTTTTTACCTGTATTAACAGTAGCCCCAAAGGCATTATCATTACCAGAATTTGATATTTTCATAGCACCAGAGACATTGCTAATCGCCACATTATTTATTGGATTATTCTGGCTATTATCTTGATATAATAATTGTCCTGTACCACCTCTATCAGCATTTTTAAGTAACATAGCCGAGTCTTGTAGGTATTGACCACTAGTTATATTACCACCCTGCA